GTTCATAGTCTTCATGCCTCCGTGATGTCGCCATCGATTTCGATCGTGACGCTGGCTTCAACGACGGCATCCACACCACCTTGAACACTGAACTGTGTAACGTAGACATAGAAAGTCCATGTTGCAGCGGGCGTGGTGTCAGTGAAGGTGATCTTGAACTGGCGACGTACTCGGTTGGCTCGATCGGTACGAAGACCCTGATGGACCGTATCGTCTGGGTTGAAGTGCAAGCTCAGAGAGAGTTGACCTTCATCTCGAAGACCGACTCTCTTTTCTTTAGCCGTTGAGGCCAAGTTGGTGACGTCAATAACAGAAGCCTGTCCCCCAGGCCCCTGAAAGGAAACGACGTTAGGAATGGTCTCAAAGGTTGTGGTTCCAAACCGGGCAATGACGATGCCCTGCGCGGTGATGGCAGTACTAGGCATAAAAGGCCTCCATGAAAAAATAAAAAATCTAGCTACCGTTACCGGTAGTAGGTGAAGTCCACAGATATCCGGTAAGTGCCGGATTCATCATCGAAATCGGTAAGGCCCATGCGTACATCGGCTACCGTTTTGATACTGGCTAGCAAAGCTGCAAGGACTTGCTCCTGCAGTTGTTCGCAAGCAACCAGCGTCCTTGCATAGGCATCAACTTGCACCCTCGAGCGCCGCAGTTGGTTGGGTCCGTCAAGGGACGCAACGTTAGATTGATCTATAGGGGTGTAAACAAGCGTCGGATACTCTGCGTTCACAGGTGCAACGATGGCGTAAACCTGTCCAGCAGCCAGATGCTTGATCGAGTCATAGAAATCCTGCATCGCTAACGTCCATTCAAGGACCGAGCTTCAATCTCGATGCGCTGGGTAAGACGCTGCTTAATGGCATCAACCGCCTCACGGCGACGAGATTCCAATGCTGGACGTAGGAATGGCCGAGCAGCCATCTTGCGAGTACCAAATTCAACGAAGCGCCAGTACCAAGCGTCTTGCGATAGGTTGCCCCGCTTACCCTGGTTACGGAATTTTTTGCCGTGGCGCACCAGAACATAAAACGTCTGACGACCTCCACCGGAAAGCTCTCGTATGTGCTTCATGATCACCGAACGTTTGAGCGTTCCGGGAGGTGGCTGCTTTGAACCAAGGGACTGCGCAGCTTTTGGTGCCTGCACCCGAGCCTCATCCCGTATGACCTTTGCACCTGCATAAACCGAGGCTCTGAGTCCTCGATTAGCAATACGCTCGGGAAGTTCACGAAGAGCACGATCAAGCTGAGCTAGTCCTTCAATTCGAACTGTTTCAACTCTAGCCATTACTCACCCCTTCGCTGGCTAACAGAATGACTGAGACATTGGCCTCATCCTCATTCAGCGCGTTGTGAATCGCGAATACACGCCCTCGATACAGAACTCGCATTTGTGCAACGCTCTTGGGATCGTTAAATTCGGATCTATGACGGACTGTGATTTGATGAGTAACCACCGAAGCTATGCGATCTGCAATCCGGGCTTCACGGCCTGATATGGGTTGAATGTCAGCCCAAACAATCGCCACATCTGTCCAGGTCTGTGTAGGTGCACCCAACACATCCTTTGCAACCGTAGGTAGCTGAATGCGAACACGGTGGCACAAATGGCCCGCACTGATTGAGCTCATACCAAGCTCACTCGGTATCCATCGAGAAGACCATCCACGAATGACAATGGGTCGATGCGGCCACGCGAAAGCATTGCCACTTCTTCCCGATGGCCGTAAAGACTCCCCACCCGCAATTTGATCCAACTCTTAAGTCCTTCGGGGACTGATGAGCTTGGGCCGTATCCAGCGTCAAAAGTAACGATCACAGAACCAATCTGAGGAAGAGTTGTTGGCCAAGTCTTTCCAAATACCGGAGTGAGTCGAGCAGGTTCGCATGCTGTGTCCAACACGTAATCACTCGCTGGCATCAACTGCAAACTGCCATTCATGTCCAGGTATTCAATGCTGACCAAAGACTGCACTGGACATTTCGCAATAAGAATCGCGTGTCCTGGTAGGCTGAATGCCGCATCGGCTGGAACATGCATGGTTAACGCGCCCGGAAAGGCATCGAGCACCAGCCTCCAGCGAGCAGTCATCAACTGCCTGCCGGTTAGTGTTTCGGCTGCCTGCCGAGCTGCGGTTATCAGTGAGCCAATCAGCGCGTCATCATCGTCAACATCCACCCGCAGGTGCTGTTTTGCCTCAAGAAGCGTGATTGGCTCCCCCGCTGGAGCTGTGACCAGTTGCAGTGGCATTTAAACGATCTGCACAACCGCTGCCTGATTACCTGCATTGGCTGGCAGCTCTCTAGGATTGACGCCCAAGATTTGCGCTGCAGTCTGACTTGCGGCCACACCCACAGTGAGTGACAGGCGAACAAAGCCAAAGCCGTTCACAGTATCGAGCTCCTCGGGTTTGACGTTGATCAAGGCCTGCTTGTTGTCGCCAGTGGCTTTGACAATCTGAGTAATCGCTTTCCCACTGATGTCCTTGGCACTCGTACCAGTGGCATCAACCGCCTGCTGCAACTTAGCATCCACTGTGGCGCTGGTGCCCAGCACTCCGGTCTGAACCAAGGAAAGAAAGCCGTGGTGATTGGCCACAGAAATCCAACCGGTAGTGACTGTTCCCGCCGCTTGCGCGGCCGGATCGATGGTTGCGAGAACGGACAGCAGTTCGCTGCCTTTTGCGTTGGGGAAC